CAAATAGTTTATGCATATTGCTACCAACTATTTTGTCATCATAAGATAGACCATTTACAGATACTTGATCTAAATTATCAAACCTATGATTAAAATAAGGCTCATCTATAAACTCATATATTTTTTTAAATTCTTTTTCTGGGTTTGTTACAATGTCATCGTATTTTACGTAGTGACACATGCCAGGATAATTATGTGAGTTTTTAATTGCTTCTAACTCTTTTGCAATAGCTCCATCTTTATTCATTAACGCTAATAATTTTTCTTCATCATTTTTATGATTATATTTATTAGGAAATGCATCATGATTTTCTGTATACCATTGCATATAACTTGCTAACACATCCATTAGATCTCTAAGCAATACAATACATTTAAAAGGTCTTTTAAAATGTTTTTGCATTAAATTTAAATTAGGTGGTGTCATTACAGGACCTCTATCTATAATTAATCTTTGTGGCCAATCTTTGTAATAATTATCGTACACTACGTTCAATACATTATCTAAAGATTTATGATCGGGAAAGTTTTGAAATACATCTGTTTTTTTTAACAAAAACAAATCTTTCATTATCTCTAACGTAATAGAGTTTGCAGTAGCGGCTATCTCAGGGTTTTGATTCATTACAGAAGCAAACAAGGTATTACCTGACCTTGGCATTGCAACTAAGAAAAAAAGTTTTTTACTTGTCTTTTGCTCCGAGGTCATTAGTCAATTGTTCTTTCTTGTTGTAAATCATTTCTCCTGATTTTTTAACTCTTTCTATTGTTTGTAATTGTCCTAACACATTAAACACTTCAGGTTGACTTGATCCTTGGGTCAAGGTTTCTGCTTTGTTTTTCATTATTAAATGATACGAGTCTAATTGGTGTCTATTAACATCTTTAGTATCAAACGATCCATCATCAAATTCTTTTTTTAATGTAGACCACAATTTGATTTCTCTCATTCTATCACGAGCCACTAATTGCATATTAGCTAAACCATATCGTTCTTCATCTAAATCTATTTTATACTTTTCTAATTTGTATTCGTCTTGCTCTGTTTCTAACTTTTTTTCTAACCATTTAATTTTTGATTCTTTACGTCTACAATCAAATGATAAACTCATTAAATTTTCTAAGAATACGTTTTGTTCTCTAACACACTGCCAATACTTTGAAGCTTTTGTTGGATATTTTGCATCCTGTAATACAGACATCCTCATTTCTGTTTCTGTTCTAAAAACTTGTTTCTTAGTCCAAGTATCTCTAAGTTCAGATGTCATAGCCTTAAACTCTTTTACATCTTCTGGATCTAATAAGTTATTTAAGCTTGGTGCTTCTTTTTCTATAAGTGCATGTATATTTCTTTTTTCTGTCATAATAATCCTTTCGATACTTTCTAATATAACGATTACTAACTAGTTGTCAACGTTGAACCTGTAATTGTTTGAACTTCACCTGTAAATTCTTCTGTTGCATTTGTTGTTCCAGGACCAGGATTTCCACCAAAAGCTAAGGCAGCACTGGTTGTTCCACAACCTGCTAAATAATAACGAGCTGTTGCTAAAGGAGCAGATGAAGCCCAAACTGTTCCATTATATAATTCTGTTGCTGTTGTTTCTCCAGAATTATTTCCAGTTGTAGTTCCACCAAAAGCTAATGCTGAATCACTTGTTGCTCCTGCTCCGGCTACATTGTCTCTTGCAATACTTAATGTTGGACCAGCTGTCCAAGATGCACCATTATACTCTTCTGATTTATTGCTAGCACCTGGTTCATCTCCACCAAACGCTATAGCTGATGTTTGAGTTCCTGCTCCACCCAAACCTCTTCTAGCAGTATTTAAATTATTTTGTTCTGCAAAAGCTGATCCATTATATTCTTCTGTTTGATTTAAAAAACCTGGAGTAACATCAGATCCACCAAACACAAGACCAGCTGATTCTATTCCTGCACATGCCGCTCCGTATCTACCTGTTCCCAATTCTCCAGGAGCTGAATTTGCTGTCCAAGATGCACCATTATATTCTTCTACAGAATGGTAACCTCCACTAGGGTTTTGAAAACCACCCACAGCAACTGCAGCTGTTTGAGTTCCAAAACCTTGAATTGTTCTTCTTGCTGTATTTAAATCATTACCTTCAGACCAAGACGAGCCATCATATTCTTCAGAATTATTAACAGCAGTTCCACCTGGATTAGATCCTCCAAAAGCAATTGCAGCTGTTTGTGTTCCTGCACCACCTAATTCTTTTCTAGCTTGATTTAAATTATTTCCTGATGCCCAGGCTGCTTTTGTAGTTACAAATATATGAGATCTATATTCTTCTGTCGGGGTAGATGCATTTACTCTTCCACCTCCTGCGTAAATTCCTAATTGTGATCCTGATGTTCCTCCAGCAGTACTTCCTAAATATGCTGCACTTCCTAAACTTGCTGAAGCAGTCCAACCAGTTCCATCATATTGTTCAGATGTAGCTGAAGCAGCAGGTGCTCTTGTTCTTCCACCTACTACGATTGCGTCTGTGTTAGTTCCCCATCCTCTTAAATTAGTTTTAGCTGCTGGTAAATTTTGACTAGTAGACCAATTAGTTCCATCCCAAGATTGAACATTATCAGTAAAACCTCCAGTTCCAGGAGTTCCGTCTGATCCTCCTGAAGCCAACATTGCTGATGAAAGTCCAGCTACAGCTCCATTAGCTTTTCCTTCTACTAAAGAGTTAACTGCAGTCCAAGATGATCCATTCCAAGAAAGAGTTGTTGAAACAGCACCAGGATCTCCTCCTGCTAAAATTGCAGCTGTTTGTGTTCCTGCTAAATTTCCGTGATTATTATTTGCAGGTATATCTGTTCCTGTTGTCCAAGATGTTCCGTTATAATTTTCTACTGCATTTGTTAAAGTTGGAAAAGGTGCTAAAATACCTCCAACTCTTACAGCTGCAGTTTGAATTCCTGCAATAGGATTAAAAAAACTTCCTGGACCATCATTTAAAGCTCCACCAGCTGACCAAGTAAAACCATTATATTCTTCTGTAGTATTAAAAAGATTAGCTCCATCTTCTCCACCTACATTTAATGCTGCTCCTTGAGTTCCACATCCACCTGATCCAGATCTAGTAGCTGGTAAAGCACCTCCAGAAGAAAATGCTTTAATCTGAACTACTGCTTTATTAACACCTGTGGTCGAGTTGTACCAAACCTGCCCTTCATAGTCTGAAGTTAAAGTAGGATCTGTAGTTAAATATTTAACTCTTGTACCTTTGATACCTGCATAGTCTGTCATTTAAAAATCCTTTATGGGAGAATTACATCAACAGGTCTTGTATTAAGAGGGTTTGCTGGTGCTTTTTCTTCATCAGGTAAAGCATCCCAAGCGTTTTGAGCTGCAGTTATTTCTGCATCTATTACAGCTTGTGCTTCTGCTTTGGTTTTTTCAGCAGCGCCTTTTTCGGCTAACCACATCGCACCTTCAACAGTGTTTCCAACCATCCAAACATTAGCAGGATAACCTCTAAGAAAAAATTTTCTTCTGTCTTCTGCAGTAAAAAACCCTTTTCCTGTGTTTTCAGCAACTCCATAAATAAAATGTGCCATAGTTTTTCTCCTTTTATATTATTATATACTTAATTTTAATCATTATCAACTAGTAGTAATTGTTTTAACGTTTAATGCTGTTGTATCACCAGTAAATTCCTCTGTTGTTGTTAAAGATGTTCCACCAACATTAGATCCAGCTGACATAAGAGCAGCTGTTGAAGTCCCTGCTCCTGCTCCTGCTTGTCTTGCAGTTGCCATTGAAGGTCTTGTTGACCATGATGTTCCATCATATCCTAAAGTTAATCCTGTTACGCTATTTGGAGGAGTGTTTCCAGAAAATACTAAACCATCAGTTTGTATTCCACACGCTGCAGCCATTTTAATACCAGTAGGATATGCAGTTGCAGTTGTCCAGGAAGCGCCATTATATTCTTCTACTGTAGCACTATGAGCGTGAGAAGGAGGGACATTACCTCCAACTGTTACTCCTGCTGTTTCAAGACCAAAAGAAGCTGATCGTTCTCTATAAACATTTATGTTTCCTGCAGCTGTCCAAGAAGCTCCGTTGTATTCATAAGATTCAGCAACGTAATCTGTTGACCAACCACTTACACTAACTGCAGCTGTTTGTGTTCCAAATCCAGATAATTGTCTTATACCAGTTGGCAGATCATTTTGTTCAGACCAAGAAGAACCATCATATTCCTCTGTTTGAGCTCTGTTGGTGTTTGGAGGTTCAGAATATCCACCAAAACAAAGAGCAGCTGTTTGAGGAGCGTTAGTTGCTTCACCTGCTCCATATCTTCCTGTATTTAATGTTGGCCCTGCAGTCCAAGAAGAACCGTCATATAGTTCAGTATTATTTTTATTATCTGCTCCACTAAAAATTATTCCTGCAGTTTGTGTTCCACTTCCTGCAGTAGTTCCTAAAGCAGTGTTCGTAGCACTACCACTAGCCCATGCTGCTCCAGTAATTACGTTAAGTGAAGTATTATATTCTTCTGTTTTAGAAGATCTACCTGGTGTAAGACCACCAGCTGCAATTCCTGATGTAGAATCAGCACTTGTTGATCCTCCTTTTTGAGCTTGTGCTGTTACCGTTGCCAGACTATTCTGAGTAGTCCAACTAGTTCCATCCCAAGATTCTGTTGCTGCACTTCTACCGGGTTCAGTTGGTCCTGCTCCTCCATAAGCTAAAGCGGATGTTTGTGTTCCTGCACCATTTATTTGTATTCCTCTTGCAGTATTCATTGTACCTGAATTTACAAAACTTGTTCCATTATATTCTTCACTTGCAGCAGATGCTGATGTTTGAGGTCCTCCTCCAAAAAATATACTTGCAGTTTGTGTTCCTGCCATAGAAGCCTCTGCTCTAGGAGTATTTAAACCATTCCCACTAGACCAAGAAGGTGATGAATATTCTAGCGTGGTGCTAGATGTAACATATAATGCAGACGTTTGAGTTCCACATGAAGCATATGAATTTGAAGTTGGCATAGCTGTTGCAGCTGTCCAACTAGATCCATTATAAGTTTCAGTGTTATTTGAACTTCCAGGAAATAAATAACCTCCTGCACCTAATCCTGCTGTTTGAGTTCCTGCTCCTGATATTCCTGTACGAGATGTATTTAAATTTCCACTATTAGAATATCCTAATCCATTATATTCATACGTTGCATCCTCTGCATTATTAGCTGGACTTGATCCACCAAATATTAAAGATGCTGTGTTTATACCAGCTCCTCCTGATTGATTTGTAGCTATTGGAAGAGGTGTAGAACTAGCCCATGCTGATAAAACTAAAAGATCTCTATATTTTCCATCAGTAGAGTTATACCAAATTTGACCTTCTGCTTGAGCATTGTCAAGATTTGAAGATACAAATTTAATTCCTTTTCCTACTATACTTTTATAATCACTCATAATTTTAACTTGTTGTTACTATTTCTACATTTAAGGCTGAAGACTCTCCTGTAAATTCTTCTGTTTTATTTGAACCTCCCGTATCATATCCTCCTGCAATTATATTTGCAGTTGAAGGACCACCCGCACCACATGCACCTCTTGCGGTTCCTAAATTTGGTTGTGTTGCATAAGCAGTTCCATCATATGCTTGTGTTACAGCTGTATAAGCTGGAGCAACATATCCTCCGGACATAAGAGCTGCTGTTGAAGTACCACTTGATCCTGCTCCTTGAATAGCAGTAACTAGAGGTCCTCCTGCTGTCCAACTTGCTCCATTCCATTCGTTAGTTGTTGTAATTCCTGCTGGAGGACTGCTATATCCACCAGATACTATAGCTGCGGTTACTGTTCCTGCAGCATTTCCATCTATTACACTAATCGGATAAGAAGTTTTAGCTGTCCAACTTGTTCCATTCCATTGTTCTACAGCTGCTGTAGCAGGGTTGTTACCACCTGTTGCTAATGCGTTGTCTCCATTAGATCCAGTAGCGGATATAGAATTTCTTCCTGTATTTAAATCATTTTTTTCAGACCAACTTGTTCCATTCCATTCTTCAGTTACTCCTGTACCTGGTGGTATAAAGCCACCATAACACAATGCAGAAGTAAAAGATCCACTACCTCCGTGTCCTCTTCTAGCTGTATTCATATCAGCTTCTTCTGCCCATGTTGCACCATTAAAGGCTTCATTTTTTGCAGTATTAGCAGTTGTATAACCACCAAAAACTCTAAATGCAGTTTGAGTTCCAGTAGTGGACGATCCTTTATAAACTTGAGTTGCTGTATTCATGTTAGTAGTACTAGACCATGCTCCAGCTGTAAATTTATTTGTGCTTGCATTATATTCTTCTACATTAGCTAATGAAGTACTACTTGTTGGTCTTCCACCTGCTAACCAAGTGCTTGAAGTAGTTCCATTTAATGCACTGCATCCAAACATTCTAGCTGTTGCCATACTTGGTTTTGTCGTCCAAGAAGTTCCATCGTAAGACTCTGTTTCTGCTCTAACAGTGTCAGGAGGGTTTGTAAGTCCTCCTATAGCTAAAGCTGCTGTTTGTATTCCAGAACCTGAAAAATTTCTTCTAGCTAAATTTAAATTTCCACTTGTTGTCCAAGAGGCTCCATTATATTCTTCTGTTTGATTTAAATTACCAGGACTTCCTTCTCCACCAAAACATAAAGCTGCATCTTGTGAACTACCAGCTCCACCTGTACCTGTTTTGGTTTGACTTAAAGTTCCACCTGTTGTCCAAGAGGCTCCATTATATTCTTCACAAATATCTCTTTCAGTAGGTGCTGGACTTCTTCCAGCCCATCCTAAAGCTGAAGATTGAGTTCCACAACCTGTTGAATTAAATCTAGCAACATTCATATTATTACCACTGGTCCACGAAGATCCATCATATTCTTCTGATGCATTTGATCCTGCTGGGTTAGGTGGAGGATATGTGTAACCACTAAAACCTAAACTTGCGGTTTGAGTTCCTGCTCCTGCTACATATGCTCTTGGAGTATTCATGGTTCCGCCATTTGACCAACCATTTCCATTATATTCTTCTGTTGCACCTGTTTTAGTATCTCCTCCTGTATCACCACCAGAGACTAATCCTGCTGTTGCACTTCCTGTTCCTGCTGAAATATATCTTTTTGTAGTTAAAACTGTACCACTAGACCAGGCTTCTAATAATGGAACACCTTTTAATATTCCAGTTGATGAGTTGTACCAAATTTGACCTTCTAAAGGATTCGTTGGATCTGAACTAACCTTTAAGATTTTTTGGCCTACTATAGATTTATAAGTAGTCATTAATCTCCTTAATTATTCTTTAAGAGCCAACCTTGAGTACTGTCTACGTACACTAATGTATTTCCTGCTCTTTCTGTTCCAACCGTTAAACTAGCCGTAGATCCTGCAATTTTTTCTGTTCCATTCGGATCGATCGTTAAATTGTTTGTATCAAAAGTTCCTGCATAATCTATAAAAGAAATTTCATCTCCAATATTACCTGCAGGTAAATCCATTTCTATTGCATTACTTGTAGTATTAATAAAATAACCTTCACCTGCTACAGCTGTAAATGTAGCAGAAGTTTTTACTGCCTGCCAAGAAGTTCCACCTGATACTTCGGCAAAAGATAATTGACCAACACCTGTTGCTCCAGATCCTGTTACTGATGCAACTTTTAAAAATCTATCTGCTGTAACATTTCCAGTGGGAAATTTAAGTTCATAGCTCTGCCCTGAACTGTGTGCAGGACTGGTTAGCTTAATCCCATGCGAATTATTTTCACAATTGAGCTGAATTGAGCCTGGATTTGTTGCACCCATAACTTCAAGAAGACCAGTTCCTTTTGTTCTTAATTTTAAATTAACATTTGAATCACTTCCATTTGCACCAATTTGTGGTCCTGCACCTGTTGCAGCATTAGTTATATCAACAAAGTTTACTGCTGATCCAGTTGTTTCAAAAATTAATTGTTCATTTGCATTTTCATCTCTGATACCGTGAGCATCATCGAAGTCTATCATGAAAGAGTTAGTATCTAAATTACCACCTAATTGTGGTGAAGTATCATCAACTACATCTGCAGCTAATGATATTGTAGAAATATTTGGATTAGTCCCATCGTCTCCTTTTGCATATGCAATTACAGTTTTACCATTTGCAACTGTAGCTGAAGTTCCTGTACCACTAGCATATTTAAATACGACGTTTTGTGATCCAGAAGTTGCATTTTTTAAAAAATAAAAGTTTTGTACGTCTAAAGGTATTGTAACATTTCTTGAAGCTGTAAGAGCCCCTGTAAATTCTATGACTCTGTGTGCAAGAGTTGCACCAGTTCCACCATCAGTTGCTGAAAGAGTTGTATCTGCGCCATCAGTTACTGCTTGAGTTGTATAACCGCCAGATATTTGTTCTACGATTTCTAAATTAGTATTTGTTTTTGTTCCCCAAGTTCCAGCGTTTTCACCGGTTGCTTGTTTTTCTATACCCAATGGGGTGTATGTTGATGCCATAAATTATCTCCTATTATGCAGCGTCACTATAACTTGTATTTGATCCAGTTGCAACATCTGAATAAGTATCATTCGAACCTGTTGAAACATTGTTATATGATATATTTGAACCTGGGTCAACATCACCATAAGCAAAAATATCTACAGCTCCGACATTAAACGAAGCTGTTACTCCAGTCAATCCTACTGTAATTTGAGGTATAGTTATTGAACCAATATTAAACGAAGCTGATACTCCAGTTAAGCCTAATGACATATCATTAGGATCTATTGACCCTACACTTAATGTTGATTGAATACCTGTTGGATTAGCTACTGCTCCACCTAATCCAACTATAGATCCTAATGTAAACTCTGAAGAAACACCTGTTAAGATTGCAGTATCATTTGGTATAGTTACTGTTCCTAAACTAGATGTAAGTGATAAACCTGTTAAACTTGCTTCTTGAGAAGACGAACCTATTGCAGTTCCTTGAGATAATGTAATTTCTTGACCAGAAAGAATAGCTGTTTCATTTGGTGCAAATGCAGTTCCTTGAGATAATGTTAAATCTAAACCAGTTAAACCGATAGTCATGTCAGCAACTACAGGAGCACCTAAAGATGCTGTTAAAGAGAAACTAGGTAAACCAAAAGTTACATCATTTACTGTTAACGAACCAACTGAAAATGTTGCGGATAAAGAAGTGTCTATATTTACAGGTACAAAAGCTTCACCTTGTGAAGATGTTATTTCAAAACTTGTAGGTGTTATTACTTGATCTGGTACATCAACTGAACCAATGCTAGATGTAATTTGTATGCCTGTTAAAGAAATAGAAACAGTTTGATCAGAAAGATCTCCCCATCCACCTGAACCACTCCAGGCTTGTGCACCCCAACCTGTTTTTAAAGTTGTGTCTTCATTCCAATTAGCTTGGCCCCAGGTAAACCTGCCCCATCCTGAAGTCGTCGACATGGTCGACCTCCTATGCTAATCTGATTATTGCGGCTGTAGCGTCGTTTGCAGGAAACTCAATTTTAAAAGTTCCATTACTTGCTGTTTTGTCTCCACCAAAAGCGATTGCACAAACAGCATCAGTAGTAGACGAACCACCATTTGTTGTTGTATTATATATTAATGCACCGTTTGCAGTGAAAGAAGCTGAGTTATAAGTTATGTCACCAAAATCTGTGAATGCAGTTGTACTAGTTAATCCAACTCCACTATTAGTTAATGTTGCACCTCCTGCAGTATATGCAGTTCCGGATGTATTTGTAATTTCTTCTGATGTAGAATAATCTGTAGTTGTAGCATTTAACGTTGCACTACTATCAAATAATGCAATTTTAAAAGTGTGTCCACCTGAAGATTCAAAACTGTGTTTACCTTGTAAAAGTTCTTGTTTAAAACTTGAACATATTGCTGATGTTATTGCCATAATTTATCTCCTACGGGTTTGCTGAGTTTACTGGAATACGAACAGCACCATCTGTGTAGTCGGCTCTTCGTCTTCTACCAACTTGCTCGTTAGCAAACTTCTGTACCTCTTGTTTATACTTATTTTCATATAGTGTCAACATGTCTATCGGACCTTTTAAAA